GCATATTTTTCTCCTGTTATTGGGGTTGACATGATTGTCAAGTAGCCTTAGGTTTAGTGCCTAATCCTTTAGTATTCTTTTTTCGTTTTGCTTTAGCTTTGGGTTTAGATGCTAGTCCACCTTTATTAACAAAGAAAGGACCACTATCTGGTTGAGAAAATCCTCCTCCTCCTCCTCCAAAGCCAAAACTACTTGCACCAAATTGTGGTGCAGACCCTGTATTACCTCCAACACCACCTCCTGATGTTCCTTGTGCTATATCTATAGCTTCCTGCATCTGTCGGTCAAAGGCTTCATTCTGTGCCACAGTATCTAAATCACCTCTACCTGCTTCTTCTTCTGCTCGTGTTATATCAACTTTAAGATTTTCTACTTCTTTCATATGATTATCTAAAGCATCCTTTTGTACTTTTTTCCTATTCTTTTCTATTCTTTTTAATGCTTCTTTACCTTCTTTACTATTAACATCTTTAAGACCTGTAACAGTATTAACTTGATTAACTCCATCTTTATTCTGTGTTATACCTAATAAAGCTTTATCTAGTCTACCCATAACTCCAAGTTCAGATATAGGAGTATTAGCTATTTCTTGAGTTGTTTTATTGGGACTGTCAAAAGTTAAAACTTCTCCAAGTCCTGTAAAAATATTTTTAGCTGCATTAGCTACTGCACCAACTACACCCCCACCTAATGCAGAAGCCAATGCTCCCAATACTGTCGGATTATTAGCATTATCTATAATGGCTTGAACATTTTCTTTTTTCATGTTAATACCAAGTTCTGCAGGTATTAAACCAATTTTTGCAGAAAGAGGTAAATCTCTATATTCATCTATAGTTAAATCAAATCCATCAATATCTTTCAATCTATCAAAAGATACAGTTAAAGCATTTTTAGCTCTATCTCTATTTTCTTGCATAGTATCAGGTCGAACTGAAGAAAATGGGTCATCAGATGCTGATATCTCTCTGTCAGAAGATTCTCTTTCATTTCCTAGTGGTGCATCCTCTATATTAGTTTGTACTTGCTGTATATTAGGAGGTGTTTCAGACCACGGTGACTCTGTATATACTACATCATTAGGATTTGCAAGAGACCCATCAGCGTTATAACGCACAACATATGTTCTACCATCTGGATGATAAAATGTTTTTTGTGTTGGCACAGGTCGTGATGGAAAACCTAGACTACCCCCTACAAATCCAAACTGACCCAAAGGGTCTTCACTTTTAGCTATGGCATCAGCCTGTATATCCGACTCTGTAAGAACTCCCTCAGCTGCATGAATCACTCCCCCCTTATTTACACCAATTATCATATTTCTTATTTTTGCTTCATCTTTAGCATCAATAATATCTGCACTTTCTTCAATAGGTTCTCCTCCTATTCTTCCTGCATTTTCCATTTGAGCTAATCCCATCTTGGCTTGCATACGCAAGTCTTCAAAAAATTTTACTCCAAAAAATCTAACAACATCTGCAGGTACTACATACTCTCCATCACTTAACTGTGCAGGTATATCATCTCTAACTTCTTCTGCTAGTGAACCAGATGGAACTTCATTACCACTTATAGGGTCTCTATCCATGCCATCATCTTTTAATCCCCCCTCTTGCATAAAAGACATTTCCATCTGTTTTTCCATAGCAGTACCACCCTTGTTAAATTTTAATTCCTCTGGTTTTTTAAGAGGAACTCGTGAAGATTTCATAGTTCCTACATTAGATGCAGGATTAAGTTCATCTGAATAAGGGGTCTCCCCACTTAATATATTTTCTTTATATCGTTTACGAATAGGCTCGTCTAATAGTCCCAAAGAAAGTTTAAGTTTTAATCCATCTACTTCAGGAGATTCTTTACCCTTTCTAAGGTCTTGAACAATATTTACAACTCTGTCTACAAAATCTTCTTCTGAAGGATTACCCTCAGCTATCATCTGTCTTCTTAAAGCAACACTAAATTTATTATTATTTACATCAATGTTACTTTCTTCTCCTGTATTTTCCAGAGCTACTAAATTTTTTATATAAGATTTTATACCTGTTTTATCTTCATCTTTTTTTAGGTTCATATAATTAAAACCTAATTTTTCAAACATATTCATCTTACCTTTTTCATTAAGTAAAAGACCATGAAATATACCATGCCTAGCTGTATCTTCTGCTCTTTGAAAATCATCACGATATTTTTCGCCTACTTCAATACCTACTGACTCAGCTTTTTTAGCTTCATCATAAGTTCCTAATAATTTTGCTCCAATATTTCTTGCTGTTAATAAATAATTAACTTTACCAGAATCATCTCTTTCTATAAGTTTATTTTTAGTTATATACTCAACCATCAGAACCGTTCATTTCTTCTCTAAGATATTTAAGTCTACGTAATGCACCTATTGCTCCCTGTAGTCTGTGAATAACAACATGATTATCTGACTGCTCTAAGGCTGTATGATTTTTTGAAATAGCATCATCAAGGTATTCTACAAAATTATCCCACAAAGGTTTATCATTAACTAGTTGTTTTAGGTTCATTGTCTAGTTCCAGTAAATCCCGGCTCGTCAGGTGTTGGCACTGAACCTGTGCCTATAGTACCTCCTCCTGTACCCTGTGTATCTTGAGCCTGTACACCTGCAGGAATTTCTTCTGTTTCTCTTGGGGGTTTACCCTCATTAGGTGGTGGAGGTGGAGGTGGATTTTGTTCTTGAAATTTTTTGAGTATCTCAGCCTGAACTGCAGCTTGACCCATAGAGTTAGCCACTTTGTCAGGGTCTAAGTCCATAGACTTTGCTATCTCTCTAACAATATAATCCATTCGTGCAAAAGGAGCAAGAGCAGGATTAGATACTGTCTGCATAAATTGCATTAGCCTTTGACTACGTACTTCATTAGCCATAAGACTTTCTGTACCCTGTGCTTTAATTTCTAAATCACCTTTTATTTCAGAGTCAAAATCAAACTGCATATTAAAACTAAAAAAAGCTTTACCTAAAGGACCTAGCAGATAATCATCAACATTTTTTATAACACTTCTAATAGAGTTATTAGCAGCGTTCATTAACATACTAATACCTGATGCTGTACGTCCTACTCCTGATATACCTGTCTGACCATGAGCAAAAGATGGAAAGCCTGTACTCTCGTCTGCTAACTGTCGTGCTTTGTCAAACATCTGCATGTTTTCATTCGACACATTAGGAAACTTTGTACCAAAGATAGCCTGTCCCGGTGCGCCGCCTTGTCTTCTAAATATTTTTCCCGGATACACAGATAAGTCTTGTCCCGGAACTAAATTTGTTTCATCTACTTCTATAATAAGATTACCTGACAGTGCAGCATTATCTACGGACATACGCATAAAACCATTCATCAGTGTCTGTGTATCATCCATGTTTTCTGCAATACCTACACCAAATATACTGTATGGGTTCATTTCGTAGGGTGTTGCATAGTAGGGTAGATAGGCAGGAGTAAACGGATTCATAACAAGTCTGAGAACATTGTTGTTACATATCCAAATATTTACACTAACTTGTTCTACATCACCTAACTCTTCAGGTATATCAACATCATACTCTTCTATTATATCTCTATCAACAAATCCCCAAAACTCTAGAACCTCAAACCTTTCGGCTCTGTCCTCTTGGTTATTGTCTTCCATAACATGTTCCCACCACTCTTTATTGTACATCTCTCCTTCATTAAGAGACTTATCAATAGCATTTTCTCTAAAGAATGGTCTTTTCTTTAATGCACGTAACTGAGAACGAGACATCTTGTGTCTCTCTATAATAAACTCTGCTTCATCCATATTACTTGCATCAGGGTCTGGATAAAAATTCCAAATAGATACGTGAGAAGTTTGTGGTACAGTTTTAAAAAGTGGGCTATAGATTCCCTCTTCATTCCAATTAGGATACTCTTTATCTACAGCAAAAGGTCCTTTCATTATGCCTGTTCCAAAAAGAGCCGCTTCAAAGGCTGCGGCTCGTAGTTGTTTTTTAGCATTAGACTCTTCTAATTGGTCATGTATTTTCTTTTCCATCTTCTTGGCTGCAACCATTGCAGGATGAAAGTTAACAGACGTAGGACTACCTGTTGATTTAAAATCTATTTTATCTTGAACAGGATTTAAATCATCTGTTAAAGGACCAACTCTTTCGTTAAACTCTGGAAGTGTTTCTCCTGCCAATAGTTTAGGTAGTTCTTTAGGTGCTGTACCTGCTTGTTCTGTAGCTTCTTTTAGCTGTGGATTTGTTTCTAAACTTACTGTATCTTCTACACCATCAGGTAAAATTGTAGGGTCTATACTGAGTGGAAACTTATTACCACCAAACAATACTTCTACAAGCTGTCCATAAGCAGCAAGAACTTTTGTTTTGGTTACTTTAACAAATACCTTTGATTTTTCTGTAGAAGTAAACTGTACATCAGGACTATATAAACCACGATAGTTTCTGTAAGCCTGTATCCATCGCTCTTCATCACCTCGTCTGTTTGTTTCTGCTTTGGAGTATTTACCTTTTACAAAACTAACTATGTCTCCTGCAGGTGCATCTGTTAGTGCATCCTGCTCCATATCCTCAATTGCTGATGCTTCTATTGAGTCAGGGTTTATATTATCTTCTTCCATATTTTACCTCAGTATCCAAAAGTTGAGTCAGCCATTTGAAAACCAGAACGCTGCATATCTGGGTTGTAGTCAAACAAACTACTACGTGGTCGTGTCATTACACCATACCGTAGTGCATCGTATAAGTGGTCTTCCGACTTTGTATCTACATCTTCCGAGTTGTTCTTGTCGAGTGGGATAGAAGGAAGTTGAGATATAATATTTGTACAAGTGTTAAAGAAGACAATGCGTGGTTCTTCGGTAAATTCATCAACTTGCAATCGTCTGTGTATTTCGTTCTTTCCTGCAATTCTACTTCCTTTACTTCTATCTGAAGGTCTCCAACGACAGCCTTTAATTATCATCTGCTCGGCTAGTGAAGGTCCTGTATCTCCTCGTTTATGCCACAAAGAACTATCTAGTACACCGTAGCGTATCGTCCCATCTTCCTGTTCAGCTTCAAGCACCATATCAGCTAAGTCTGTTGCCAATACTTTTGATGCATACAACTCTCTGTAGACTACTAGTTGCTCTGAGGGTGTTACAGCTATCCAAACAACTCCTGTATGACTTCCGTATCCATAGTCACAGGCTCTAAACTTTGTCCAACTGTTTGGTATACTATAAGGGTCAACAACGTGTATAGTCCTATTCCACTCTGGAAATGCTGCTCCTTCATTAACATCCCAATTACCCTCTAGTAGTTGCTTGCGTTGATACTCAGGTAAAGATAAAAGGTTTGCTTCATACATCCCATCTTCAGCTAGATACGGATTATCAAAAAGAGTAGCAGGAATAAATCGCCTTTTAAATAATGGTTTGCCTTCTTGACTGTGACCCTTAGGCATTTGAAGAATCTTGCCTGTCTCTAGGTCTGTTGCCCAAAAGGATGTGTTGTGTGGTGCAGGGTCAATAAACATTTTCTTTACCCAACTGTGTCCTGCTCCTCCGGGGTTTGATGTAGCTCTCTGGTATAAATCTAGTCCACTTCCTTTTGCTGTACGTAGTCTTGACCTCATGTAGTCAAATGGATAAGGACTTCCCCACTGTGTAAGTTCATCAAACCCTATCCAACTAAAAGCCTGTCCCTGATACCGTGTAACATCATCATCTCTGTCTAGGTAAGACATCCAGAGCGTTGCTCCTGATGGTGCTACCCAAGTCTTGTCTCTTTCCATAAAGCGTATATTAGGTATTGCCTGTGGGTAGAGTTGTTTAGAAACAGAGATAAGTTCTCTTAGTTCCTCTGTTGTACGTCTTATTAATAGTCCTCTAAACTGAGGATTATTAAAGTAACGTACAGGGTCGGCTAACATTGCGTAAGACTTACCACCTCCTGCTGAACCACCGTATAACACTTCACGTTCTGTAGACGAAAGAAACTCTGTTTGTGGTCCTTTATTTGGTTGGAAGATAACATTTTGTGCTTCTTCCGTTTCTATCGGCTCAGGCTTCGGTTGTGCCTGTACCTTGGTCTCTTGCACCAAATCTTGTGGTTTCGATTTTTTCTGCCTTCTCAAGGGCTTCTTTGTACCTTTGGGCAAGGTAGCGTTGGTTTGAAGCTTCTCTCTTACGCTTTTGTTCAAGTTTTACTCTTTTCATCAAACCTACATGGGATATGTAGCGTCCAGACTGTTCACTCAACCAGTTCGATACATCTCTGTAGCTGTACTGTTTTAAATACTTCTTAGCCTTCTCTAACAAATCTAATTCTTCTACTATTGGTAAAAGAATATCTTTGTCTTCTGCGTCTTGTTTGTAGCCAAAGGGTACAGTCCGTCCTACTCGTACAACAGGTTGCCAATCAAACCCATCTTCTGTTTCCTCTGGTACAGGCAGTTTCCAGTCTTTAGTCGTTCTCATTATTCTTTGGTGGTAGGATGAACAGAGGACTAGCTGCCGTTACCTCTACCTTATCCGTTTTAGTAAATCCACTACGGTCTAGTACATCCTTAGCTGCTACCATCTTTTCTTTATTACCTAAGTCTGTAGGACTGTGCATTACTTCATACATAGAATAGGCTGCTTTAGTAGCTACAGAAGAAATAAATTGTTTAGTCAAGTCAGCTATTTGTTCTTTAAGAGCAGCAGTAACAGAGGAAGTAGCAACATTGTCACTGTATCCTGCAAGCTTCTTAGCCTGAAGAGGATTACCTCGTGCTTCTTCAAAGAGTACATCTAGAAACTTTTGTTGTTTTTCTGTAAGTGCCATTAGTTTAACTCAAAATGAGGACCATCAATAAATGGTCTTCTGCCTTGACTTCTTCTTACGTCTATGTAATTATTCATAGCGTCTTCCATTGGTCTTTCCCAATCAGTTATGCTGTCTATATTCCATGCTGCTCCCCAACGTATATTAGCTCCAGTTTCTTTAGCTGCGGCTTTCATTGCGTCTGCTATATCATCATACATCACAATGTCCCAACTTGGGTTACTGCCATCGTAAGCCATTAAATCAACAGCGTGTGATGTTCCGTCATCCTGTATAAGGTGGCGAGACTTCATTGTTTGTGAGCGTCCTGCATTGTACAGCTTCTCCTGCTCTTCTAAAGAACGGACACCATAGATAACTCCAAAGTCCACTTTGCTCACTTCGATAGCACGTTTTACTGTATCCACTAGTACAGGATTTACACCCTCTAGTTTACCTAGACTTCTACTTGATAGTTTAAATGTCACGGCTTTACTCCTTTTGGTAAAAAATCAACAAGTTTTGGTTTTGGAGGTTGTATAAACTTTGGTATAGTTTTCCAAAATTTAAGTTCTTTTGCTAGTTTATCCCTTGCTACAGATACAGCACCTTCATTTATAAGAGCCTGTGTTTGTGGATTTAACTGTGCAGTCTTTTGCATTTCTTTAAATCCCATACCATTTGTTAAACGAGTTACTTTTTTACCATTACTTTTAGGTATAGACATTATTTCTTTTTCATCCCATTAAAAAATTTACCTGCAGACCGTGTGGCAAAACTTGCAGATACAATAGCTCCTAAGGCTATCTGATACCACTGTGGCATACCTGCCAAAGCCGTAAATCCGTCTGCTACTATACCCCTCCCCCATTCACCACAGAAGCTCAGTACTAGAGGAATGCTGAACAGTAGAGTCAGCCATTCATCTTTCCACGAGGACTGTGATGCCCTCATAGCAGCTAAGTCCCAATCTATCTCACCTGTGGCTTCTTTCATGCGAATGGTTGCTTCAGCCTTCTGAACAGCAACCTTACCATCTAGGTAAGAAGATGCTAAACTAGATACAGAACTTAGTAGTGTACCTAGCATTATACGCAGTCACAATCTTCATGGCATTTTTTATTTAACAATGCACACCATAATCTTTTTAAATATTTTCTCATCGTTCTTCTTTCCTCATCCCTTTTGTTTCTAATTTCTCTGCTCCCATCCAGATTGCAAAGCTCCCTGTCATTGCTCCTGTAATCACGGATATTAGTCCTGCCTGTTGTGTGGTCAACTCTGGCTGACTCAAAGCCCATTCTATACAACGAATGTAAACTCCTGTCATAACAAGCATCATAAGTCTTGGAAGTATTCGCCATCTGTCAAGTGTCTCTGGAGTCATCTTTATCCTTTATAACTTCCTTTACCCAATTACCGTTTTCCCCAGTCTTCTCACAATACTCACACTTGTCATCTTCAATGTGATGCCCACAGACTTCACAGGTAGGCTCATAAAGCATCAACTGTCTACACTATTATTCTGTGCTATAAACTTATTAAGCACATCTTCGTTTACGCATATAACTCTTTCTACAGGTCTTTGCCTATAAAACTTCCATACAGTTTTTACAAGGGGTTCAGGATTATTCTTTACAAACTCTTTACACTCAGTTACACTATGAAAGTGTCCGTGTTTTGGTTGCTTAAATACTAATATATCCTGCATACCATTGTTATGGACTCCTAGCATTACAGCTACAGCAAACCATGCCTTAACTATCATTCTCAAAGTATCCTATGTTATGTAACTTTTCTATAACTTCTTGTTTTTTTAGCGATGCTTTTAGGTTGCTTAACGAATTGCTTTCCTGCCTTTGTGCCTTTTCTTTTAGCTTTAGTTGTTGCTGCGTACTCTTTGGGTGATAGAGCTTTGATTGCAGCTTCTGGAAGATAGCGTTCTCCAGTTTTGCTACTGGGTTTACCACTCTTGGTTCTCCACTTTTGTTTTGACCATGATTTAAGACTTCTTTGACTTTTCTTTAGTGGCATTATGTTTTCTCTTTAACGAAACTTTTGCTTGCTTGGCGAGTCTGGACTGTGTAGTTTTCCCTTGAACGGCTGCACGTTGCTCCAGAACGGTGAGGATTTGTGTTTTCCTTGCGTATGGTTTGCTAATTCTCTTAACTTTAGAAATAGTGTCTTTCGCATCTTGGATGGTTGCATACTTAATACTCACCGTATCTTTAGGATTCTCATCCGTGTATAGCCTTCTGCCTGTATTTTTAGGCTTCTTGCCTGTGCCAACTTTAGGGTCTTTAGCGATAACCACCACCCTTAGCTTTGTACTGCTTGGCTAACATCTGAGCCTTTCTAGCACTCCACTGTCCGGGCTTCCCACCAGAAGAACCTGCTTTGATTCGGCTAAACAGGTTCTTTCGCATAGTAGGTTTGGTATAGTTACCTGCCTTATTAACGGTTGACTTAGCCATATGACTAGCCTTTCATTATCTTGTAGCCTTTAGCCTTAGCAGCAGCTCTGAGTTGACCAACAGACATGCCTCCTGCTGCGTAACCCTTCTTCTTCATAGTAGCTCCACCCTTAGCCATACCCTTCTTCTTTTTGGTCATACCACCTTTGTTCATTTTGCCTTTACCGTCCATTGCAAACTTGGGCATCATCTTCCCTGTTTTAGGGTCTTTAGCCATAGGCATTTTGACTCCACCCTTAGCCATTCCTTTTTTCTTCATTGCAGCTCCACCACGAGCCATACCTTTTTTCTTCATCTTACCTTTTTGCATTGCCATAGTTATTTCTCCTCTTTAGCATATAAGTTATTAAAGACTCGTTGAGTATCCCAAACATACTCAGTCTCTTGTTTTGAATGGAACACCCTCTGGTTCGGCATAAAGTCAGGTGGTCCTTCCCCTGTCTCAAACCATGCAGGGTGGGTTACTCGTACTCGATTGTTTGGTAACGCTACTATGTTACCAGTGTACTCTCCTGCTTCCATCAACTCTAACACATGACTTTGTTTATGTTGAGCCGGGTCATCTGCTATCTCACTATTTGTATAGTCTACAGTAAAATAGTATTTCGCAGGGTAGAACTCTCCTTCTATCTTGGCTATCCAAGGAGCAGGAGTCGCTCTATTCAAAACGTAGACCGAGTGGTCATGCGACATGCAATCCCAAGGCTGTGCTACGTATGGTGGTAACTCTCGCGGCCATTCGTCATATGGTGTGTCACCAACCAATGCTGTGATGGGCATCCTAGCCCACATTGCTCCACCGTGTACGTTCTCTTCGTCTGTGTCATCCACTTCACAGCCAGTGAATATAACTTGAAAACTGAGTGACCTATTCGGTAAACTCGTTACGGCTATTACCATTGCGTGTAAAAACTCGCCATGATATCGTTGAAAGTTACAGGTGTATTCTCTTCTCACCCAAGTTTTAAAATAAGGTATGTTGCTTTGTAAATATGCCATGTGCTAATTATAACACACCTTAAAAACAAAATCAAGTACTAAGCTGCAGTTGTTTTTGGTATTTCTATTATAGACGTAATAACATGCAACCTGTTTGCTGTACCTGCCGTTACCTTAATAATGTCACCAGACGTTAGTATTAAGTCTCTAGTGAATAACTCTACTGTTCCTTTAGAGCCTACAGCCTTATCCTTATACACGCTGAATACATCACTACCGTTTGTAATCGTAACCGTTATTGTATCAGCATTAGCACTGTCCTCTGACACGAGCATAGACTGTACCACAGAGACTGTGAGGGCAGGACAGGTGTAGACGGTAGTAGCATTTGTAGTCGTTAAATCCGTCTTTACATTCTTCAGCCGAGAGGTGCTGAGAACATTTGCCACTATCTACCTCTTCTCATCATTCCTCCACCGTAGAACATTCCCTTCTTACGGTAGTCTGTCATGCCGCCCTTGTTCATCGTTAGTCCAGTGGTGGGGTTTACTTTCCTGCTCAAACCATTCTGCATAGCAGACTGTGTTAGTCCTCCCACGTTCATCTTCTTCTTCTTTTTCATTTTTTTTAACTCTCCCTTTGGAACTTTTGCTATGCCTATAGATAGCACCATTACATTTTCTTTTTCTTTTTTGCTCATATTTTTACCACTTTACTTTGTGTGACCAGTATCGTGCCGACATTATATCAGGCTTTGAGTCCTGTGCGTTGTGTCGTGCGTAATACGACTTCTTTCTTGCTTTATCTTTAGCAGTCGTAGGATTTTTACCTGCTCCCTTGACTCCCTGTTGCCCAAATCGTATTAGTCTTAACTCGTGACCCTTTTGTGCCAGAACCATGTGGGACTTTGTTTTATGGTCTGGTGTTCTTTTGGGTTTGTTTACCCCTTTTAGATTATGTTTCTTGAGGAGTGCTGCTCTTCTATTCTCATGTGCCATAGTTTTTTCTCTTTACGTGTGGCTGATAAACATCTTTTGCTTCAAGCATTCCCTCCAAATACATTGCCCTCTCTACGTGGTCTAGTGTGTAGCGTACACCAGTGTCCTGAAATATCTTTTCACGGACGTAGAAGACATCTGACCTTGGGATGTGACACCTTCGTAGTCTTGATTCATCACCATCAGCTAAAGCTTTATAAAATTCGTGCAAGACATTATCGCTAACATACGTTTTTGTCTTTGGCATGACCCTAGTTATACTTTCTGCGTGTTCCTTGTCAAGAACAAACGACAAAAAATACACCTTCCCCTTTAATTTAATTTTTTGTTACTAGTATACTTAAAGTATTCTTAAAGTAACTTTAAATATTAACTAAAGGAGTAGGAGACTAAGGTTAACTTTAAGATACTTTAAGTATATTATAATGTATACATAATGTATGTCAATAGAAATCTTCCCTTTGTAGGGAAATAAATACAGATTGTGACATAAATGCTTAACATTATCCATCAGGCTACTGATTCGTTAATAGTAGCACAAAGTTTAATCACAGTCAATACAAAATGTTTAAACTTTAGGCAATACTTTCGTTGCACCCCAGTCCTCCCCCTCCTCTGGAGTAATAATTAACAGAACTTTGTGTAAAAACTGTGCAAATGCTTAATATTTAGGCAGAATAATTGCTGCTGCTTAAAATATACGCTGCTGTATACAGTGGTTAACAGCCTAAAATTCCCCTCTCTGGCAGAGTACATACATATATACGTATGGGGGTGGGGTGGCACATGCCCTGCCCTGTAAAACAGCACTAGTTATAATGGAAAAAAATAAAATTTATACATTCTCTGCGTATTTCCCTTATTTTATTGACGATTATACACAATAATACATTATCGAATGATGGACCAGCCCTGTAAATCATTGATTTTATTGAGTTTTTCATCGAAATTAAAAAAAGATGTACAAAAATGAAAAAAAAGCTTGTACTTTGTTTCGATATGTGCAGAATGATAATTGTTGCTACGGCAAGTCTTCAAATCTTAGAACATCGGGTTCGAATGATTTTACAGATTTAAAACTTGAGATACGGCAAGCCTAAATGACTAAAATTTTTTACTTGACGATTTAACGATTTTTTGATTAACTGATTTTGACGATTACATAGACCGAACCATAGTAGTTCGCAGAGTGCGTGGGAGACCTCCAACATTACGAGTGTGTTGGCTGTAGGGAAATAAAATGCCACATGCTAGGGTCGGTTTGAGATTGAGAGGGCTAATCTTATTTCTCTTTAGATGGTGGTAGTAATATGGCTGAGATGCAAATACTCCACGGCAAATAAAATACCTTGCAAATGTAGGGTTGTTTAAGACGAGCCAACTCGTTTATGAGTAATCATAGGACAACCCTTATTTTGCCAGTAGTTTATACCATAGGTAGTACCTCACAATTTATGCGAGGTATTTAATTATGAAAAACAATATATTCAACATTATCGGTTTTAGAAAATCACAGAAGATGGTATCGAATGATATCGCTAGAAATATGATTACAAATTTAGTTAGTAAGGATAAGAGTTATAAGTACATCTACGGTAAAAATGGTGAGATGCGTGGTTGGGTTATCGGCTTCATGCGACAAGGAAGCAAAACGCAACCATGGGGAGACAACAACATTAAATCTACTTTTGGTTTTCAAAAGTAATTGACAACAATCTTTCGAGGTGCTACCTATCGTATAAACTAGAGGAGTGATACGATATGGGTAAATATAGTAGACGGCATTATCAAGATGTGGCTAGAGAGATAGCCATGGAGTATAGAGGGACTAAGGATTTTGATTGGATTAATCGAAATAGGAAAGTGACTCGTAATGATGTTTATGTTCGGACTATGAAGATAGACACATTGAGAAATTTGGTATCTAAATTTGACGTAATCTTTAGAATAGATAATGAAAGATATAACAGCGATTTATTTATTAAAGCGTGTGGAATAGAGGAGATGCAGAGATGATGGACTTAGGAACAATACTAATAGGTATGGTGTTTGGATATGCGATAATATTCATATTTATGTTATGGCTAATATGGAAGGATGATAGTATACTATGAGAGAATATAATGGACATAGAAGTTGGAATGCGTGGAATGTCGCATTGTGGCTGAGTAATGAATACAATCTTTATCA